GTGATCTGGATCAGCCTCCGCACCGACTCCGAATCCCATGCTCGCCAGAAGGCCGAAGCCTCGTGGTCGCAGATGGTGGAGGCGTGGGAAGCTCGACTGGCGGGTGACACGGAAGACGCCGAACGCCGATTCGAGGCAGCGCGGCAACTCGCCGATCGTCGCGGCTTCCGCTACCTCCCGGTCGCCCAGGTCGCCAAGCTGCCCGAAGCCGAGTTCCTGGAGCGCGTGCGCACGGTGATGAAGCCGAACGGCAAGGTCGACTTGCTGGAGGCGCGAGCAGTCCTTGGCGGCGCGACCGTGCCGGGCATCACCGTCAGCCGCGCGCTCGAATTGTTTTGGGACCTCGCCGCCGATCGCACCATCGGCAAGAGCGAGGATCAAATCCGCCGTTGGAGGAATCCCCGGATCAAGGCGACCGACAACTTCGTGAAGGTGGTCGGCGACAGGGAGCTTGCCGCCATCACCGCCGACGACATGATCGATTTTCGCGGATGGTGGAGCAAGCGACTCGCGAAGGAAGGGCTGACGCCCGGCAGCGCCAATAAGGATTTCACCCATCTCGCCGACACATGGAAGACGGTGAACAAGCTCAAGCGCCTCGGGCTCGCCCTGCCGCTGTCCGACCTCATGTTCAAGGAAGGCGAGAAAGCCGAGCGACCGCCTTTCTCCGATAAGTGGATCAAGACGCGGCTTCTCGCCCCCGGCGCGCTCGACGGGCTCAATCTGGAAGCGCGATGCCTCCTCCTGGCGATGGTGAATACAGGATGCCGACCCAGCGAGCTTGCCGGGCTCATGCCCGAGCATATCCGACTCGGCCATGCCGTTCCGCATATCTCGATCGAAGCGGATGGCCGGCAGTTGAAGAACGCTTCGTCGCGTCGCGTCATGCCGCTCGTCGGGGTGAGCCTGGAGGCGATGAGAGAGTGCCCGAAGGGCTTCCCGACCTACCGTTTCAAGGACAAGGTATCCGACACGGTGAACAAGTTCTTGCGGGAAAACGGTCTCATGGAGTCGCCCGCGCATGTGCTCTACAGCCTTCGGCATTCGTTTGAGGATCGCCTCCTCGCGGCCGGCGTTGACGAGCGCATCCGGCGCGACCTTTTCGGCCACACGCTGAACAGGGAGCGGTACGGAAAGGGTGCAACTCTGGAGCACAAGCAGAAAGTGATTCAGGCCATCGCCTTTTGAGCGGCGACCAGCGCGCGGGCTCGGGCGACGGGGTCGGATGCTTCGTGCGCAGCGGCCAAGGCGTCCAGGCGCTCGAAAATCGGGAGATAGGTCGGGTCGCTGGCGATCAGGCCAGCGACCGCAGATCGCATCGTCTGGAGTTCGTGGAACGTGAGAGGCGCACTGGAGGCTGTGTCGAACCGCTGGATGCAAGTGCGTCGGTCCACGACCAAAGACATGGGGTGTCCTCAATGTCGGGACTCCTTTGGTCCGTGCTGCATTGTTACCGGGATGGGCTAGGCGACGAAGCCGTTGAGGCGGACTTCCGCCGCGCCAGACGGGTTGGCGGCCGGCTTCACGGCGACGCCGATGTAGCTATTGCCGCTGGCCGTCGTCGTGACGAGGCCGGCGGCAGTGTCGAAGTAAAGTTTGTCCCCGATCGCGAGGGGCTGCGTGGAGACCTTCGGCAGGGTGAAGACGCCGGTCGTCACGAGGTCGAGGGGCTCGCCCTGCAGCGCGTCGCCAGCCGCAATGCCGAACAGTTTGCCAATCAGCACGGGAGCGCCGGACAGGACGACGGCGGGTGCGGGAACGGTGATGTTCTCGCCCTTCTGGACGTAGTTCTTCATGGCTCAATGCCTTTTCTGGTTGGGGGCGGGCTTGATCCAGCCGGCCCAGAGGTAGTCGTCGGCGTCGTCCTCGGTCAGGGCGGAAGCCGGGAACACGTCGCCCGGCAAGGCATCCACCAGAGTGTCGCCGATCGCCACGACGATGGGGCGGACGGCGACGTAGTGAGTCTGCGTCATGTCAGAGACCTTTCGAGGTTGCGAAGCGAATGGTGGAGGCCGGCCGGCGGGAAGCGTCGGCGATCATGCGGTCGGCGGCCCGGATGGCTGCCGCCATCTCGGCGTCGGTCCCATAGCGGATACGCTCGTTGTTCTGGTCCTGGACCTCCCGAACGCCGGAAAGACGGGCTTCGATAAGCTCGTCCCTCCAGCGCGCAAGATCGGCGAGGGTTGCCACCGTCAGGCCCCCGCGTTGAGTTGCGCGCCGCGCCAATCAAGCCAGGCAGCCCCGAAGTCGAGCCAAGCGCGGAACTTCGCGCCCAACACGTCCCAGGCTTCCGCACGCTGAATCTGGACGCCGGGGGCCGACGCGAGGTAGCCGAACTGGAGGCACGGCAGGCGAGCCGGGTCCGCGAAGACGTACCAGCGGCCATCCTCGATACGGGGCTCCACGAGAAGCTGGAGCTTGCCGGCGAACGGGTTCACTTCGGCGATGGTCGAGGCCGACAGTTCGGCGAGCATTGCTTCGGCTTCCGTCTCCCGCTCCGGCCCGACCAGGAGGTACTTCGGAGTCGCCGAAATGAGAGTCCGCCCGTCCAGGCCCTTGCGGCCCCGCATGGCGCGGCGAGCCTCGTTCAGCGCGGCCACACTGATGGACGGGTTGCCCCCGGAGGCTGTCGACACGATTCCGATGTTCCCGCGCGTGGCGTGAAACACGGTCTTGGCGTCCGACAGCTTCGGGTTGCTCGTCACCGTTTCGAAGAGAATGTCGGCTTCCGTCTGCGCGGCGGCCTCGCCGAAGGCGGCGTTCATGTCGCCCAGCAAGTTGAGGTCGTCGTCAATCAGGAGCTTGCGGCTCACGTTGATGGCGCGGCCGTAGGTCTCCAGGCTCATGGTCTCGCCGTTCTCGGCGCGGGTCGTGTGCCGGAACTCGCCCGACTCCGACAGCGGCTCCAGCCGGCCAAGCTCGCCCAGCCGCACCGCCGTCGAGGTCTTGAAGTTGGAGAGGTTGCGCTGCTTGCACAGGAGGCGCAGTGGGGACTCGGCAGCCTTGTAGGCTTCCTGCGCGACCTTCCCCATTGCGTTGGAGACCAGGATCGGGAAGTCGCTCGTGGTGTGGGTGCCAGCGCGCACGAACACGTCGTCGGCGGCCATGCCGCGCGTCGAGATTCCGGCGGCGGCGAGCGAGTCCGAAGCGTGGTCGAGGAGACGCAGGCCCATGAACGGGCGAGCGGCGTCGCTGGGTGTCGCACCGTTCATGCGGCAGGCCAGAGCCTCCACACGGGCCGCACGGGTCTCGTCTGGGGACGGACCGGCGTTCTGGATGCGGATATGCGTCGAGGCTGACCGCGCCCGCATCCCCTCCAGCGCACGGGTGCGCAGCGCGAGGCGAGCATCGGCGACGCTCGCGCCGGCCGTGATCTGTTCTTCGGCCGCGCTGGGCGGGAGGTCCAGGTTCTCGCCGATGGCACGGATGGCGTTCTGGTCCGCCTCCGGCATCACGTCGAGGGTGTCGAGTTCTTCGTCCATTGCAGCATTCCTTTTGCGGGCGTTGGGGTCGGCCGGGATCGGCACGAGGGAGACTTCCTGGACCGTCCAGCGGGTTGCGGTGCGGACGCGCTCGCCCGTCGCCGACTTCGACTCGCGCCACTCAAGGACGCGATAGCCGATGGAGAAAGCCCGCAAGCTGCCGTCCTTCACGCGCTCTACGAGAGGCGTTACATCGGCGGCGAGCGAGAATCGGAGCGAGGCGGCGATGCCGTCCGGCTCGCGGGCGAAGTCGTAGGCACGGCCGATGGTGGCGCGCGCGGATCGTTGGTTGTGAGCGTCCAGGAACGGCACGTCGAGGTCGTCGGTCAGCACCGCGCCGGCCGGGTCCAGGACCTCCAGGAACATGCCCCGCGCGTCCTGCCGGCGCACCGGATGGTCCGTGGCGACAAGGGCTCGGATGAAGTAGCCCTTCGCGTCGAACTCACCCAAGGCGACCGCCGAGCGCCGCAACATGGGCGCGGCCTCCATCGAGCGGTCGGTGATCGCGCCGTCCTCGATCGTCACGTTGTCCCGCTTGCGGCGGGGCGTGGGAGCGTTTTGCGCGCGTTCGTGCTTTCGTGGGCGTGGGCCTTGGCTCATTCGGCGGGCTCCTCGGGGTTGGTAGGTCCGGCCGGCGCGGCGAAGGTGAGACCGAGTCGGGCTTCACGCGCGCGGTCGGCCGCGATCTCGGCGTCCAGCCGCTCGATGGAGTACCCCAGCGCGGCCACGGCCTGCCGCCGCGACATGAGGCCGGCCGCCATCATTTCGCGGGTGGCCTGCGCATCCTTCACCGGGTCCACCCACGGCTGGGCTGGCGGCAGCCATTCGCAGGCGAAGCCCTCGCGGGGGTCGTCCAGGTCGAGGTCGTCCAACAGCACGGCGGTCGAAACGAACCGTTCCCACACGGGACGGCATAGCTGGGGGATGATCGTGTGGAACTGGACGGCCTCCAGGCGTTGCCGAAAGCTGACGAGCGCCGCGCGAAGGGACGAATAGTTCGCCTGCCGGAGGTCGCCCGACAGAAGGTGCGCCGGCACGCCCAGCCCGGCAGCGATGGCCTCCAGGGTCAGCCGGGCCGTCTCGACGGCTTGGTTGGCAGCCTGTGGCGTGCTCCAGCGCACGTCATAGCCAGAGGGGAGGAATTGCAGGGTGCCCGGTTGTAGGCCGGTCTCCAGCACGTTGCCCGCTTGGTCGCCGTCGAACATGCTCCCGCCGGCGGTCCCATTCACGTCGGTCACCAGACCAACAAACATGGCCTGGACTTGCGCGTTCATCACCAGTGCGTCGGCGAGCTTGTCGAACTCGGAGGCAGTGAGCAACACGGGGGCAAGCCATGAGAGGCCGCGCACCTGTCCCGCGCCGAGCGGGCGAAACAGATGGATCACGTCTTCGGCCGCGACGCGCTGGGCGGGGGCCGCGTTGCCGGCGAAGGCGTCGGTCGGTCGGTGCGGCAGCAGCCAATAGGCGATGCGCCGGCCCTCCGCATCGAACTCGACGCCGTTGACGATGTAGCCGTGCGCAGTGGTGCGGGTCAGGGACTCGTCGCAGAGTTCGGCCGGCAGCAATTGCAGCTTGAGACGGTCGTCGTCCCCGTGACGCATGAGCACGAAGGCCTCGCCATCCACGACCATGGCTTGCATGGCCGCCGCCTGGAGGCCGTAGCCGTCCGTGCGCTCATCATGGTCGGCGTCTGCGTTCCAGGCGTCAAACAGCGTAGCGAGACGGTCGCGTGTGTCGGCGTCGGCGTGCTGCGAAGTCGGTGTGATCCCTGTTCCCACGAGGCCAGTCACAAGAGCCGCGACGCCGTTTGCGATATAGGGATGGTTCGCGGCGGCATGGCGCGCTCGGGAGCGGACCGTTGCCGTTGCCGCCGCCACTTCCGTCGAGGTCCGCCCGAAGTGCGGTGTGCCGCCCCAACGCCGTCCACCGCCCGCCGCCTCGAAGCGACGAACAGCACCACGACGATCGGCGCGGTTGAGGAAGCCCAGGAAAGACGGGAGGCGGACGGGCATCGGATCAAGCCTCCTGGGAAGCCCGAATCTCGTAGGCGAGACCTAAGAGCATCGTGTTGAGGGGCATTCGAGTGATGGCCTCAAGCGTGCGACCTTCACTCGCCAGACGAGCCGTCAGGACCCGAACGGCCACGGCGGCCTCCCCCTCATCGGGCTCAATTCGGGCTTCAACCATCGGCCGACCGCACTCATCGCGCATCAGCACGAGGCGCAACACCCACGGCTCGTCACACAAGACGCCATCGTAGGCGGTTTCGAGGGCCGACCCCCCATGGAAGACAAACACGCCGTTTTGCTTGAGGCGATCGGGGCGAAGCGTCGTGAAAGTCCAATCGAACGGATGGTAGCAGGCGTTCTCGATAGCGCGCAGCGCGTCACCGTCGAAGCCCGCGTCACAGGCTGCGGAAAGCACGACGCACAGGGGCAGTTCGGACTCATCCAAAAGTGCCGCATCACGCGGGCCCCGCTCGGGTAGGGCCTCGATACGCCCGCGAGCCTCGAAGTTCTTCAAGCGCCGGGCAAGCCCCAGGATATCGTCGGCCGGCCGTTGGTAGAGGCGGGCGATGATCGCGGCGGCTTCGGTTAGGGTAAAAGGCATAGCGTCCTCGATCCAGAGTAGAGGCCCCCTATGCCACGTCCTAAACCGTGAGTCTAGACACGCGAGTCCATACGTGGCATATGCCGTGCGTCCGGCTCTTTCTTCCAGAGTTCGTGCCGGGCATCCGGGGATTGACGAACGCCCCCGAACAGCCTCGGCGGCGGTTTGACTCGTCCTCGGCCGCCGCCGGGGCTTCTCTTCCAAAACAAGCACCAGGAGTCGTCATGTCGCCCAGCGAGAACCTCGCCGCGCTTGCGCAGATGAAGTACGATGGACAGCAGATGCTTCATGAAGGCGTCGCGCTTGGCTGGCCCATTTCCCTGACGCTCAAGCTCGTGCGAGCCGAGATGCGCAGTCGCAACCTCATGGTGCCGGCGGATATGACCGCGTGGCTGTGGGACGGCCGAACGTCGGATCGCACGATCACGAATCCGTTCAGCCCGGTCGGCGGTTAACCAATAACCACAGACGCGAGAGTTTTAGCGCCGGGACACTTGCTCCGGCGTTTAGCGTTTTGCACTCTGAATCCGGGTTTGCGGATAGGCCGTGAAAACAATTGGGACTAAGTAAATTGAGCGACCTCCTTCGCGAAGCAGAAGAAAACGGACGGGCGGCAGGTATCGCTATCATCGACGATTTAGTAAGAACGCGCGATATGGATAATTGCATTTCGCAGGTTCGACTAGCAGCGAGTGATAACAGTAAATTCAACTGGCATCTTCTCGAAACGATTCTTGCTCTGGCTTCTTTAGAGATGGAGCGCGGCAAGTCCGACTAGACGGACTGCGTAGGAGCCCCGCCAGAGCGCGACCGTTGCTGGAGGGTATCATCGCCCCTCCAGCCATGCCGAACGCACCACGGACGGCCTGCGGGATGGCAGGATGGGTGTCGCTATCTCCTCTTCCCGCCGCTCCAAGTCGAGCGATACGAGCCGTCGCGCGGCAAAGGCGTAGACGAGGCAATCCAGGGCCTCCACCCGCCGGCCCGGAATACGCTCGAAAGCTCGGACCGGATGACCGCGCACATGACGCACGATCCGACGCTCGCCGGCCAACTGTTCGAACCAAGTTTCAGTGAGGTCGCCGGCGAAGCGGATGGTGCGGCCGGCCGCAAGGCGGTTCACCAGTTCATTCTTGATTGCGTCCACGCCCACCAGCATCAACCGAATGTCACGCGCCTTGCTCGGCTCGACGGCCTTGCGGCTGAATCCTGCGACGCCCTTGCCCGCGAATACGCGCCGGCCTGTGCGGGGCTTGCAGAACCCATAGACCGCATCGGTGTGCCCGCCAGAGCCCGAGTCCACGATCGCCGCGTCTACCCGAAGCAGGCCGCCGCCAGGATGCCGCCAGGAGCGGCGTAGGAGGTCGTCCACTTCCGCCCAGGTGTCGTCTCGCAGCGGTGAACCCCACACAACCTCATGGGCGAGCACGAGCGCGTCGCCGTCCTTCGTCCAGCCCGCCGTCGTGATCTCCACCCGGTCGTCTTGCACGTCGAGCCCAGCGGTCACGACCAGGACCTCGGCGGGAATGGCGTCGAGCCCGAACGGCTCGGCACGGCTCGCCAACGCCCCACTGTCGATCTCGTCGCCCTCGTCACGCCAGGGCTCGCCCAGGAGCGTGTTGACGAACGTCTTGAGGGTTTCCGGGCTGCGCTTTGCGACCACGAACTCGGCGGCGAGCTTCCCCCAAGCCGCGTTCGGCAGGAGCGAGACGAGCGCATTCAAGCGGTAGCCGTGGTGCCCGACGACCTCGGGACGGGTCGCGCGCCAGTGACCGCCCGCCACCATGCGCGGCTTCTCGGTCTCGGGCACGAGGTCGTCGCAATGCGGGCATCGGAAAGCGGCGGTCGCAGGCTTGTCGGCCTCCCATTCGATCATGCGCCACGTCAGTTCCGTGAACGTGCCGCACGACGGGCACGGGACCTCATAGACCCGGCCGTCGCTCGCGGCGTAGGCGCGGCAGATGCGGGACGTAGCCTCGTCTACGGGCGTCGAGCCCATGACAATCTTGCGGTCGCCGTAGGACAGGGTACGGCGTTCGGCGAGCATCACCGGGTCGCCCTCGCCCTTCACGTCAACCTCGAAAGCATCCACTTCGTCGAGGAACAGCACGCGCGCCGTCCGGCCTCGAAGGTTGCGGGGCGAGCGTGCGGACACAAGCGCGAGGGAGCCACCGGGGAAGCGGCGCTCCAGCATAATGTCGCGGCCCTTCGGATCGGTCGAGATGACGGACCGGAGCGCGGGGGATTCGGCGAAGACGGGCTCGATATTCGAGGTCATCATCGTTCGCGAGTCCGCATCGGCCGGCAACACGACCAGGACGGAAGCCGGATCATTCGCGGCATAGTGGCCGATGGCGGCCGTCAGCAATTGTGAGTAGCCGACGCGGACGGATTTAAGCACGGACACGCGCTCCACCGTCGGGTCGCCGATCGAGTCGGCGATGGCGCGCTGATGGGGCCAGAGGCGCATCCGGCCCGGTTGGCTGGAAAGGCTGGCGGGCAACACGACGTTCGCTTCGCACCAGTCCGAAAGGGCAAGCTTGCGGGGCGGCCGGAGCGCCTGGAGAGCTTCGCGCCGGAGCGCAGCAAGCATGTCAGCCATCGGACAACGCCTCCAGCGCGGCGCGGACTTCTGCGTCCACCAAACGGACCGTCGCGGCATCTACGCCTTGGCCGGTCAGCCGGCCGGGGATCGCGAGCATCCCGGCACGGATCGCGTGGGCCGTATCAGTCCAGGCAGCACGTACCGCCGCGACCTCCAGAAGCTCGCCCGCCAGTTTGGCGGTTTGCATCTCGGCTTTGGCAGCCGTTGCGTTCGCAGCGCGAGCGCGAGCGTCGTTCAGTTCGTCCGTCTTCCGCAAGGTAAGCTTGGGTCCCTTTTTAGGGGGCGGCAGCGGCGTCCCACCAAGCAGGGCTTCAATGTCAGGCGCAAACGTCGGCGTCATCGGGTTACTCGATTCTGATTTTCTGCATGGGGGGACGTCACGCGGCTCCGCGCTCCCCCCGTAGGCACCCCACCCGGAGGGACCCGAAGGCCCGGGAGCAAGGTCAGACCGGGAGTTGAGACAAGTGGGACAAGTGCTCCCGCTCGGGTCTTACACACACACCCGCGCGCGATAGGGGGTAACGGGAACAGTCTTCCCACTTGTCTCACATTGAGCGAAAACAACACGTTATCCGATCTGGTCATCCTCGTCGAACGCCTCCTCAAGCAACCGAACCCCCCGCCGTCCAGCCCCCCGGATACCGGCCGTGTTCCTCAAAGCCTCAAATCCGCGCTGCGAAAGGTGCTCGGGAAAAGTCCGCTTCTTGCTTCCGGGGTCTTCGCCGAACCGCATGGCGTACCCTTGCCAAGACTGCCAAAGGTCGTCCGCCTTCGCGACGAACGACGGACCGACCTCGCAGCACTCCTCCAGCCATTGCCCGAACACGTCCTGTTCCGAGAAGTACGCCTCGGTCGCGGCGTTAACGACGGAAGGCCGGATCAACTCGTTGGCCTTCCAGTCGAGGCAACCAGCGATCAGCCACGACAGGATAGCCGGCCACTCGGCTTTCAGCTTCTCTGGAAGGTCGAGGTCGCGTTCGGCCGGCGGGTTGTTGAACGGCATGATGATGAAGCGACGACGGATCGCCGCGTCCACATCCTTAAGGCTCGGTGCGTTGTTACCGAAGATCGTAAGCTTGAACTGCGGTTTGAACTCGAAGAAGTCCTTCAGCATGAACCGCGCGGTGATGGTGTCCTGCCCCGTCAGCACCTTGATCCGGTTCTCGGCCCATGCGCGCCCCTTCTCGGTCTCGGACGCACGGGCCATGCGGGCACCGCGAAGGCGGGCGAGCTCGGTCGGATGCGCGTCGTGCTTCGACACAGTGAGGGTTTCCATCGGCACGTTCACGGCATAGTCGCCCATGATATCACCAATGGTGTTGATGGCCGTCCCCTTGCCAGCACCGCCAGGACCGTAAGCGAAGACGAGCTTCTGTTCCTTCGTGTCACCCGTCAGGCTATAGCCGCCCCATTGCTGCAAGAGCCGGATAGTGGCCGCGTCCCCCGCCAGGGCGTGGTCGAGAAAGCGGAGCCACATGGGGCAATCCCGCTCGGGCACGAAGTTGGCCAGCGGGATCGGCGCGACTGCCGTGACCTTGCTGATATGGTCGGCGGGATCAGCCGGGCGCAGTTCGCCAGTGCGAAGATCGACGGTCCCGCCGGGCGTACCCAGGAGCATGAGGTCGCAATCCCACGTGTCCGCCGTCACCGCAAAATTGCGATCCGTCCGCGCACCACGTTCGATAGCCTCCCAGGTTGGGACCGACTTGAGCGCCTTCACCGCGCCGTCCTTCGGATTGGCGCGCGCCATCTCGGTCGAGGTCTTCCGAGCGAAGTGATGCGCGAGCTTGGTCTTTTCGGCCTGCCAATGCGAACCGTCGAACCGGAACCACGAGCCGGCGTCGTGATCGAATTTTAGCTTGCCACGATACCGCTTCGTGAAGGCTCGGATGACGCCATCGTGGTCGAGGGCGAAACCGGCGACGGTCTTCTCGCCCTCGGGCTCGGAATCAAACGCGGTGTCCACGTCGATCGGTTCCGGCAAGTCCTTTGCCGACTCCTTTCCGTAGACGTGCGCGAGAACGCCTTGGATATCCCCACGGCGGGTCGACCATCGACCATCCCGCTGGGCTTTCGGAACCTCATCAAAAGCCTTCTGGAGCTTCGCGAATGCGTCCACAAATCCAACGCCCTTGGTCGCCCAATAGCCTGCCAGGGTGATGGTGGAACCGTGATAGTCCTCGCCGGCCGTGATCGCGTCGAGCAATGCGCGTTCGTCGACCTTTCCCGACGTGCTCTTGCCGGTTGAAGTCGGACGAACCTTCTCCAAAGCTCGCGCGTCGAGGTCGTCGGCGAGGTCGAGGAACCGGCCATCTGCGAAAGCGACGTCGGGGCGGCGGCCTTGGATGCCGCCGTAGTAAAACGCCTGCGACAGCGTGAAGCTCGCCCCTTGGTCGATCTTGCCAGCGAACAAGCCGTTGAGGCGGCGGACCAAACGCTCGCGCTCGGACCCCGGCAACTCCTGCGAAAGGGGGCAAAGCACTCGCCACTTGTGCTTCTCTGGCCGGCTTGTAGCCGTCTCATACGCGAGGGCGGAAACGCGAGCGGCCTCCAGCATACGGCAAGCGTCTTCAATCGATAGTTCGCCACCGTCATAGTCAATCTCGACGCCCGAGATGGCCTCTACGTTCATATTGGACCTGAGCGCACCTTTGTCCGTCTTCCGATTTCCGAACCGCGCCAGCTTCAACCAGGGAAGCTCGGTCTTCGCTTGTTCGTCCGTGTCGCCCGAGGCGTTGGTCTCCATGATGATCGACGCGAGGTCACGAAGCGAAAGCAGCCGCTCGCGCTTCTGTTGCGCAGACTGTTTCGGGAAGAACGTCACATTGAGGGGGCGATCTAAAGGCGAGGGACCGCCGCCCAGAAGGGCTTCGATATCCGGGTCGTAGATTACCGCGACGCTCGCCATGAGCGTATCAAGACCCCCCGTAGCGAACGCCGATAGATACAGTGCAAGCGGGTCAATTGCCGCGTGAACCGTTTTGAGGTTAATGTGTTGTGTCATTGGGTGTCCGCCCACTGCTTGATCCAGAAATTGCGCCGTCCCGATTCGCACTCGGGACGGCGTTTTGATTCCAAACTAGCCTATGGCGGGACTCGCTGCTTGCTATACAATTCGCTACACAAATTGCGACGCAATATGAATCTAAGTGACTGATTTAATTGGCTTTCAGTATTGGTCTGGTGCTCATCCTCTCCGCCATTTTAGCCTCTCCGCCATTTTAGCGATCCGACCTTTGATTCTGGCGCTACGATGTTTGTCGTGCTCACAACCGTCTCCACATCCCTCCGCGGCTGTCACCTGCGACGACTTGACGAACCCGTTCGCGAGTTGATGGGAACTCTTGGTTGATGGCTTGTCAGACGGCAACGTCCTCAAGCATCGACGACCTGTCGCCGTCGTCGTTCGCCGCCCTTCGCTCGCAATCGTTTGGGCTCGACAACAAATGCCGCACGATGATCTGACGCCGAATTAACGTCTCGTCCCCTAAAGTCGAATGGGGGACTT